AGCTCTCCCCTCCCTTCGGGCTTCGGACAACACAATGTGTGTGGATAATCTCACCGAGTTTTCCCGCCAAGAGCAACTAGAACGCAATGGCATACGCACGGTCCAGGTCCACCAGGTATCGGGCAAGAAGGCGCTCCGGGCCTACTACGAAGCGAGGAGGTTACAGGAAAACAAGGAAAACATTCCGCCGAGCTTACACAAAGAAAAGGCGTTCACCGAAGACAACTGTCCGTCGGGTTCTCAACATATCGTCAACAAAGAAGAGGGATACGATGGTACCGGGAAACACGTTTCCGCCTGATTTAGGCAACATCGGTTCACTTACCGTTTCTTCCGATACCCCTGCCATGGTGCTGTGGAATTGCACAGCCCGCACTCTTCGTGAAACACAGAATTCAGGCAGCGACATTTCATCCAAGATGAATCGTGAGTCATCTGTATGTTACATGCGGGGTCTCGCCGAGACCATAACTATTCGGACCGACACGTCGAACGCGTGGAGATGGCGTCGAATCGTCTTCCAGTACAAGGGTGATTTACCCATATCAACCGACGCCCTCACGTACTATAAAATTGCCCAGGGTGATGGATCCAATTATCAACGCGTCAACACCGCCCTTCCCTTTTCTGATGCAGCCGAGATGTATCAAATTATGTTTAGAGGTCTTGGCCTCAATGCAGTCTCGGCAGTTCCTTTGGATTGGATTGATCCAATCACTGCCCCAGTCGATACTCTTCGCATAAAAGTTATGTATGACCACGTCACCAGGATTGCAAGTGGGAATGACGCAGGTGTGGTACGCACCTACAAACGTTGGCACCCAATGAACGAGAATTTACATTATAACGACAAGGAGTTTGGAGGATTGCAGAGTAGTCAGCCTTATGCGGTTGAGACTAGGATTGGCATGGGTAATTGTTTTGTTATGGATTTATTTGTTGGGAATTCAGAAAATTCTGGGGATAATTTGGATTTTCTTCCTACGTCTACTCTCTATTGGCACGAAAAATAGGGCTGTCTACAGCCACAAATATACAATTTGCATTCATCCAATCCACATCAGCCTGTAACATATCATCCCGTGGATCCGTGTTACTTAGCCATATTGATGGCTTACCCCACTTAACTAATTTAGGTTCCCTGTAAAGACATTTTACAGTAACCCATGCCTGACATCCCATCCACTCCTTGAAAGAAGGGAAAAACTTGATTCCCCCCCTGATGTCGTCAAAAACGGCATATTCCACGTCTCCAGCCTTGAGACACTCATTTCCGGACACCAGTCCGACGCAGTAGATATGTGGGCCAAGAGATCTAGCCCACAAAGTCTTTCCGGTTCGGGACTCTCCGTAGATGCAGATTGACAAACATCTACCTATATAAGTCAGTTCAATATATCTGACAACGACCCGGGGACCCCCCGAAGGGAGGGCGAAGGGAGGCGGTAGGCCCTAGCCCACACACCCTAGTAGAGTTCTGGAACTGCACCGAGCGGAGCGACTTACCTACCAGTGGTTCTCCCATGCCGATACCAGATTGTAGTAACCACGCATCTCTGCCATCCACATCTCCTCGGACAAACTCAACGCCGACTGGTGACTCATAAGCGGGAGGGTCAACTGCAAATTTCCAGTCGCAGTACTTTTGGAGGGCGGGGAAATTACAAGCCGCACTCTTTGGATCCAGTTCATGTACCAGATTCCAAAACGATTCACGATCGACAGCTCCCGTGATCGCAGTCCACTTATCAACAGTCGAAGAATTTCCGCTTCCCCGTTCCACGGGTCTTTCGAGATCTTGGAATACGATGTCTCCATCTTTGATCGCATAGTCGTAACCCTTTTCCGGTGTTCCTTTAGAAGGGCTAATGTTGGGGTGGTGACCTTCCACATCGAACACATTAGCACGTCGGAATCGCTTCTTTCTTCCAAAATCAACGAACACGTGGAGATGAATGCCTCCATCAGCGTGATTTTCTCGTCCAATGATACAGCGGAATCCAGCATCTCGTAGCTTCGTTCCAACAAGGTCAGCGGACAAGGTTCCGCATTGAGCGTACGTGATGAGAGCATATCGACAGTGTAAATCGAAAGACATGTGATATGATGTGAAAGTCCCTGGGCAAACTAATGTTATAGCCCAGGGACGGAGGGACACTTCGTACCTATTTATACCTGAGCTCTCCCCTCCCTTCGGGCTTCGGACAACACAATGTGTGTGGATAATCTCACCGAGTTTTCCCGCCAAGAGCAACTAGAACGCAATGGCATACGCACGGTCCAGGTCCACCAGGTATCG